TAATACTGTTTCCCAAAAGGAGATAGACGCAAGAGATGAAGAGCAAGATGTTAGACTGAATGAACTTGAAGAAGTTATCAAAATAATAAAAAAGAAGAATAAGATAACTTAACAATGCACTAAATAACCTAGAGGGGTCGTCCTCCTCGCAAATAGGAAAAAAATAAATTATGAAATTTGTAGATTATAACTTTGTTTCTGATGATGACGCTAAAACCATCATGGAATCTTACGGTTACGATGTCAAGGAAGAAGCTTCCGAAGAGTCTCCTGTGGAACAGGAAGCAGTTAACGAAAGTGAAGAGGAGCAAGATGTTTTTGTGTACGAAAGCAACGGTGTTCTTTTCGCTTTGGCTGAAACTGTAGAGATTATCGATGACGCTCCTTATATTGCCGCATACCCGCTATCTGACGAGGATATTACATCCTTGGATGAAAGTACAACCGCATTGCTTGAGGCTGTAGAGTATGACAACGAAACTCTCCACCTCGGCGAAGCGTTTGAAGATGAGAACACCGGCGATGTCTTTATTGCGCTAGAGAAGCCCACGGAAGAATGACCAAAAGAACGGTGATGGAACTTGCGGATGACATCATGTCCTCCATGGGCGTGACTGATACTGTTCCGTTATCAGAAGCCACTTCTGAGTCTGTTCATTCTGTAGGTAAAAATTATTCTCAGGATCTTCCAGATATGACCGATGAACAGAGATCTCAGCTTATTGCTGAGTCAGTTCCTATTGTGGAGAAGAAAGGTCCTGGTGCGTCGAAAAAGGAAACTGCTAAAGTAGCTTCCATGAGTCCTAAAGATGTCCACGGGGAATTGCAAGTTAAGCAGCCTCGTAAACGCAAGAAGAAACTCAAGAGAAAAGAGTTTGAATTTGAAATCGCAACTGAATCTAAGAAAAATGATTCCGAGGCCAAAGCTATTTTTAAACGGGTTGTAAATCGTAAGAAAAATACGTGGTCCCCTCAAGCGCGTATGGGACAATCCCTCACTACTCAGGCAGAAATTGCGAGACTGGCTAAGCTACTTGGACAGACAGACGAAGAACCCGAAACCACTAAAGAAAACAGAAAACCTTTCGCAGGCCTCGGGGAGATGACCACTGTAGGTTGTATTGGAGTCGGTCCTTTTGGAAACAAACCAGCACAGGATCCAGATAACCCTTTTAAAAAGAAGAAGCGAAAAATCACTTCTGATTTCATCAAAAGAACAATTATGAAATAATGAGCCAATTACTTAGAGACGTTTACTCTTTTGGGGAACTTCAGATTCTATCTGAAGCAAAAGGATCTCAGGGAATGAGAGTCCGTGGTCTTTTCCAGGAAGCTGAGAAGAAAAATGGAAATCGTAGGGTTTATGGAAAGCCCCTTTTAGAGAGAGAGGTAACTAAGCTTCAACCACTTTTAGCAGAAAGACGCTTGGTTGGAGAGTTGGATCATCCAAAAGATGAAATTGTCCACTTGACTAATGCTTCCCACCTGGTAACAGGCCTTCATATGGAAGGGAATAAGATTATAGGAGAAGCGGAAGTCCTCAACACTCCTTCTGGGAAAGTGTTGCAAGAGCTTTTGAGTGCTGGTGTTAAGATTGGTATCTCATCTAGAGCTGTCGGAGGTCTTACATACGACGCTGACAAGGATTGCTATAACGTAAACGAAAATTTAAAGCTTATTACGTGGGACATGGTATCAGATCCGTCCTGCCAAGGAGCTTTTCCTGGGCTTGTTTCGGAGAATCAGGTTCTTTCCGAAGCCCAACTCAAAGCAAGAGAAGAAATTGACAATATTAGAGCTGAAAAGATCTATTTGAAAACTTTAAAAAACCTCTTGCACAAAAAATAAAAATTTTCTATTTTTTTTAGTAAACACCTGTAGATACTAAAGATAAGGACACCATATTATGACCAAAACTGTCAACGACATTGTAAAGCATCTTCCCGATGGAATCTCTGATTCTGGTATGGAAGAAATTTCTAAGTTGGTTGAGGATGTTGTCAACGAAAGAGTTGAAGAAGAAGTAAAAACCCTCGGAGCCAAAGTTAGCAGCTACCTACGAATGAGAATTAATGAATTCAAAGAAGTAGCGCTGCAAGAACTGGAGGACAGTGATGACACTTTCCGCGCTGTTAAGGTTTACGAGTCTCTTAAATCTGTTATTGCTGAGGATGTGGAATCTAAGGATTCCGAGTCCGCGATTACAGCTTACAAAGAAGAGGTTGCCAATCTTCAAGAAACCGTTGAACGACTCAACAGCCAGCTGTCTCATACTGTTAATGAGAATACGACACTTGAAGGAGCTGTTATGTCTCTGAAAGAGAACTTACAAGATCTTTCAGAAGTAACTAAGGAACCCTTCAAATCGTCGGAATCCGCACTCGTTATTACTAACGAGGACACCAAACCCTCCCACACTACTTCGGAGAGTGAGGCAAATATGTTCCTAACTGAAGACGTAATTCGTCTAGCCCAAAATTTAAATAATTAAAAGAAAGAGTAAAGAAAATGATTAATGAAAACACTTCCCAAGCTCTATGTGACAAGTGGGCGCCAATCTTAGAAGGTATCGAAGATCCTTATACCAGAGAATCCACTGCGGTTCTTCTTGAAAACCAAGCTCGACATGTTCTCGCTGAACAGTCTAAGTCTGGTATGCTAGAAGAAACTACTACGGTGGGTCAACTGGGTACCTTTCAAAAGTTTGCCTTTCCTCTTGTTCGTAGAGTATTTCCAGAACTGATTGCTAACCGCGTTGTTGGCGTTCAGCCTATGCAAGGTCCGGTTTCCCAGATCTTCTATCTTGGTTACGACCGCGTGCAGAGACACGGTGCCGGGGCAACCCCGAATACCACTCAATCTGTGTATGGTAAGTACCTCCTAACCTATCGTGGTCAAACTGCTGGCGCTCTCGCTGGAGATGCAAGTGGTTTGATGATGGATTTGGATACTGATACTCCTAGCTGGTCTAGCTCTGCTACCAACGCTAGTGTAACACAGGCAGCTGGCTTGGCTTTCTCATCTTTGCTATCAGGCACTGTTGGCGAAGGCATCGCTGGATTCCCCAGTAGTGTTCTTGGTGGTTTCTCCACGTCAGGTGGTGAAGTCATGGGTGGATTGGGTCAAGCTCCTATTCCGGAGATTAACTTCCACATCGAACAACAGGCTGTTATTGCTGCAACTAGAAAGTTCCGCGCTCTGTGGACTATCGAAGCTGCGCAAGACTTGAAAGCCTATCACAACCTTGATCTGGAGCGTGAACTTACCGATCTTCTCGGCAAGGAAGTTGCTCTAGAGATAGACCGTGAAATCTTGGAAGATCTCCGTATGATTGCTTACGACGTATCTGCTTCCATCCCTGGAAACGGATTTAACCGTGGTGCTTTGGATTTGGGTAACCCCAACTCTTTCCCAGAAGTTGCAGGAAATATGGATGGTGTCTACCAACCAGAAAAATGGACTTACGACCAGGCTGCTGGTCTAGGAACTTTGACACAGGGAACCAACAAGAACGTTTATTTTATTGATCTGACCGCGACGAGCATGAACCTTGCTCCTCGTCATGTCGGTGAAGCATACTCGAACTTGCTGGCTGCTGTTAACTTCGCTTCCCAGGATATTTACCGTACCACTTATCGTGGTGCTGGTAACTTCATTATTACTTCCCCCCTCGTAGCCGCAATGCTTCAATCTGCAGCTAAGTTGGAAGGTGGTATGGCTCCTAGCGAAGCTGGTCAGCTTGGTGCTAACATCCAGTATAAAGGACGTTGGAATGGTGCATACGACGTTTATGTCGATCCGCTTTGGCCTGAGGATGAAATTCTTGTAGGATACAAGGGTAACAGCCCAATGGAAAGTGGATTTGTTTATGCTCCGTATATTCCGATCCAAATGCTTCCAACTGTTGTGAACCCGGATGATTTCCAACCTAGAAAAGGCTTGCTTACTAGGTACGGAAAAGCTTCCATTACTCCAGATGCGCGTTGGTACAGAGTTATTAGAATCGTTGGCGCTTCTACTAACTACTTGCTCCAGCCCTTCGCTAGAATTTCTAACACTGTCAATGCGGCATTCGGTGCTGGTGGCATGTCTTAATTTTAGATTAAGGAATTTTAATATGAAAGAAGGAGGTCCATGTGACCTCCTTCTCTCGTATATAAGAATAGGATAACTACCATGAAGTATAAAAACAACCTATCCCACGATGTAATGGTCCAAGGACCGAATTCAGTTCTTAATGTAGCTCCAGGTCAGATAATTGACCTACCGGACGCCACTAATTCCGGAGTTCTCACACTCGTCATAGATGAGAAACCCAAAAAGGTTGCTCCTAAGCCCAAGCTCAAGAAAGCAGCCACCCCTCCACCTGTTAAAAGTGTCCCCAAGGAAACTCTCAAGACTGATTTAGGAGAATAGAATGCCTGCTGGAGCAACAGTTCCAACCGTTCCTCAAACTTCTTACGGAAACACATTTGCGTTTAGAAAAGGAAACAGTGTATCTGTAACAGGCGTAGATCCAGTGGGAGAAATCAACTACGATACCTTGAATCGTAGAAGATTCACTGATATCGTAGAATTCAATAGTTTTTATTCTATCATCAAGGACAATATTTTGGCTAGGCTAGGATCTCCTGTTATAAGGGTAGAACTAACCGATTATCAGCTTTACTTGGCTATTGATGAAGCCATTTCCAAGTTGGATTACCATGCCCCTGCGTGGTGTACTCAATTCATGGAATTCAACACAAAAGCCAACTACAATACCTATGTACTTCCTCAATTTGTGATGAACAACATACAATATGTTGTATACAAAAAGAGTTTGCTTGGAATGAATTTAGCTGAAGGCACTTTGGAGTTTGATTTCTTCATCAAATACTTTCAAGATAATTTTCTGTTCACTGATTTTAATATTAGTGATTTCTTGGTTCAAATTATGCACCTAGAACAAATGAGGAAGATTCTCGGTAGAGATGGATCCTATCAAGTTGTAAACAACGAGTACGTAATGCTCTTTCCCACCCCGGAGTCCAATGAGGCAGTTATCGTGGAATTTAGAGCTTTGGATTCCAATACTTTGCATCCTTATTTCGTTGGATGGTTGAACAGGTATGCGACTGCTTGTGCTAAGCTAATTCTAGGTGGCATTCGTGGGAAATATGATGTACTTCCCTCCCCTGGAGGAGGAGCAAAGTTGAACGGGGCTGCTCTCTCTGAGGAAGGTGCCAGAGAGAAACAAGAGCTTGCGGATGAGCTACTTTCAGAGATTGAAGAACCTCCAGCATTTACACTTTACTAATGGCTGATTTCACCCGCGAATATGACACAAAGGGTGCAGTAGAAGAATTATTTAACCCCCCTACTCCTCCCATAGTGGCTTTGGCGGACGATGCGGTTGCATGTGTAAAGTCTAAACTCAACATGTTTGACCCTACGAACCCCGACACAGGCCTTTTCAATGTAGTTGACGGAGAGCTTGTAAAGATCTCAGGATCTGAGTTGCTTATTTTTGCGTATGTTGCTGATGAAAATTATGACAAATTGTACGACGAGAACAGAGCGAAGACCCATTACAAGCCTCCCAAACTGGCATATGGTCATTATGATCCAAGACCTATTGAGGAGAATCTCTCTGAATTCGGCATAGAGCTCACCAATGATCAACTCTTTACTTTTAACAAACAAACAGTAGAGCGCCAGATAGGAAGGAGACTCATTCCGGGAGATGTGATTAAACCTAAGTTCCAAAACTTGTTTTATGAGGTATTTGAGGTGCAGGAAGATAGCTTCGAGGCTTATGGGGTATTTCATCTTGTTTGTTCTGCGAGGGTAATGCGTGACGCCTCAGAGGTTACTAAAACTATTACAGGGCAGTCGGATGCGGTTGTTGAGTCTGTGGATGGAACTACTCAGATGAGTAAATCCTCTTCACGGTCAGGTGCTGCAGGAGAAATGTCCCCAGCGCACTGCTTATACTTGGGGGACATGCCATATGAAGAACAGCTGGAATGGTACAGCAAAGCAATAGCTGAGTACCCGGACAGAAACTGGGTATTTCCAACAGAAACTTTCAACTTTCAAGGTGACCAGGATCCGAAGAAGGGCGGTTTGGTTCCGGTAGACCCGGGAGACCCACCCTCAGAGGAGGAGGATGGCAAAAAGGACCACGTCTGCCTCCAGTCCCTTCAGGCTATTGCCAATTTGGGTGCGGGCAGAATTCTTTATCAGGTAACCTCTGCTACGTGTGACCCCCTTCCTGGTGCTCTCTGTTTCCCGGCGACTTGTGCCGCTAGCGCCGGTGATACAGTTGTTGGAATTGACGTAGTAGGCTTGCTTGGAGGGTAGATAAGTAAATGGCAAATCCCTTGATAGAAATTCGTAAAGGCATCCAAGCTCTGGAGCTGGAAAAGGGACATACCCAATCCGATTTTTATCGAGAGTATACTCAGTTCTTGATAAGGAAATTGGAGAATATTAGCATTATTGACTCTGAAAACAAAGCGGTGGTCGATATTCCAATTTTTTATGCTAACCCTGAGAGAGCTATAGCAAAGATAAAAGAAGACAGAAACCTAGTCCTTCCCGTCATTTCCGTAGGCATATCTGATATAGAGGATGACATGGGTAGAAGGAGATACAATATGAACGTAGTAGTTGAGACTGCGTGGAACAAAACGGCTCAACGAGCTACCAGAGTAGTTTCGGTGGTTCCAAAAGCTGTCAACCTCTCTTTTATGGTTAATTTATGGGCTAAGTATCTTGAGGATTTGAATCAAATAACGGAGAAGATTCAATTAATGTTCAACCCCTCTCTAGAGTTTCGAACTAAATTTAGCGATTACATTCAAGGATTTATAACACAGGTTGCTGATAACTCCGTTACAGTGGCTCCTGACAGACAGGATAGGGTTCTTAAGAGAACCATACAAGTTTCAGTAGAAGCATATATTCCTAACCAAAAGTACTTATACACTAACACGGGACGCATAGAGAAGCTAAATTCCGATATTATAATAGAACCTTTTTTGGAATTATCCGCTTCTGCTACTACCGCTCAGACCGTGACCGATCAAATAAGACAAAGTACTTAGAAAAATAGAGTAAACGAAGGTGTCTGGACGTATAAATAACATAGAGGATTATTGTGGTTACTATCAGAAATATCGGAAACCAGACAGAAGAACTAATATTTTCTTGTGATGGAGGATACCTTCACAAATATTTGAATGTTGGAGGTTCTGTGACTGTTCCGTCTTCGTTTGTAACTGATTTAGTCCGAAATTTGGCTACCCGCCGCATATTGTCAATCGTAAAAGTAGGAAATTAAAAAATGCCAACGTACAACAGCCCTGGTGTCTATATCGTAGAAAAGGATTTTTCGGAGTACCCTCCGTCTGTAAACTCATCCATTGCCGGTGTTGTCGGCTTTGCTTCTCGAGGAGAGCCTAATAAGGCTAAGTTAATAACTAGTACTTCTCAATTGATCGAGGAGTTTGGACGTCCAGATCGAGTACTTGGAGGTCAAGGAGTCCTTGGTGCTCTAGAAATGCTCACTAAGACTGCTGCAGTTTATTTTGTTCGTGCCATCAATACTGCTGGTACTGATGCCTCCGCTACGGTGGCTTTTGGTGCATGTCCCGCCGTCGCTGTTTCTGGGGATCTAGGTACCGGTGCCGAGGCTAAAAACTCCAGGGGATGGAGAGGCCTAGAATATGGAAAATTCCTATTCAAAGTTACTAATAACGTTTCTGCCAACGTTACTCCCCCTACAAGTCGGAATGCCACTCACTCGTCTTACTATGAACTGAATGTTGATAAATGGACAGATTCAACTCCTGCTGCCGGAACTAGACAAGCAGGAGCTGCTTCGATTGTTAAAGCGATGTCCGCTAAGCAAACTAGCGATTTCCCCTTTACTTTTGTTTCCTCTACTTCAGGAAGTGGTCCTGTAGGGTGGTTCGTAGGCACTTACGCGGGCTCTGGTGCCAATCTGACAGTATCAGCTGCAAGTGGAACCTCTGCAGCATTGGTCGGAGGCACGGGTACTCTGAAATGCATGGTTTTGCAGCCTGTTTCCGCTACCACTGGAGAAGTTTCCGGAGTTGCCGCTTCTAACGTCGCCACTGCTTATGGTGGAACTGTGTCAGGGGGAGGTCCTGGAGGGACTTTCTTCACCCAATCTCTTTGGGCTGGTAAAGGATACAATTACAGCGCCATAACAGTGGGTAATAACACAAATTATTACGGCCTCCAAGTAAAGGTTATCTCAAAAGCAGGCAAAGATTGGACTTTCCAAGTATTTAATGATGGTGGCTTTGAAGAATCCTTTACAATGGATTTTGTTAAAAATAGCCAATACCCAGAGGATACGATTCAAGCTGGAACTATCGATCCAAAATCTGACTTTATTAAAGGATCTTTCTACAATAACGGCGCAAGCGACCAAACAACGGCATCCCCTCCGAAAACGTTATCAGAAGGTTGGACTGCTCCTGCGTCATTCCAAACGGCTTTCGCTCTGACAAATAACCAGATGGTAGTCTCCAACAGCGACGAGATAGCCAGAGATGGTATTGAGAAAGGTGCAATAGGTGCTCCCACCCGATTCGTCAAATTCATTGATGGAACTTCAGGGTTGTATGGTGGAACCAACGGAGACTTGTCTGACAATAATGGATCTTTCAATGATGTTATTCGCGGAGCTTTCATCGGAAGTCAGGCAACCAAAACTGGTATGTGGGCTCTTGATGATGATTCCCTTAATATCTCTATGGCTGCTATCCCTGGAATT